CCGCCGTAAGTATCCATTAGAAAGTCTTGATTGATCAGTGTGGTGAAGTCTGATGTTTTCTCTGCGGTATAGAGCATCTTCATCCAGTCATACATTTTACGATAGTTTGCCATCTCTTCATCTACCAGAAAAGTGATGTTTAGTGGCTCGTATTCCAACTGGTCACCCGGTACATTCATGGTGGTGAGTGGTGTCTGCATAGGAACCGGGTTGCCAGATACCCCCGGTAGGTTAGCACTTTGTAGGTGGTATACCGTATCGGGAATGAACGAACAGGTGAACGAAAAGCCCGTTTCCTTCAATAAATTGTTGCTTGTTGGTCCGTTTCTTGTAAATCCCGGTGTGGACATGATTTATGACCCTTCGAAAAAATTCTTTGGTTGTATTGATTTTGGCAGTGAAAAAGCCTATACTTGTGTTATGGAAATACCCAACATCGACAGCTACGGGGATGATCCATACGGTGAGGTTGTGTATTGTTCTCACACACCCCTATTTATACCCCACGCGACAGGTGTTTGGTCAAACCATAACATCCCGTGGGAAAACATTATCACCCCTGAAGAGGTAGACATGGCAGATCAAATTGATTCGCAACTAGACTTTGCTATTAAGAACGGCATGAATGTTATGTTGTCTGGTAAGCATGGTGTAGGTAAAACTGCTCGCATCAATGCAGCAATGGAACGGCATGACATCAATTTCGTCTACTTCTCTGGATCAACAATGGACCCGTTTGTTGACTTCATTGGTGTACCCAAAGAAATGACAGATAACCAAGGTGAAACCTATCTGGGTTTTGTTCGACCACAAGCGTTGATGGATGAATCGCTAGAAGCAATCTTCATCGATGAGTACAACCGATCAGACAAGGGTGTTCGTAATGCGGTGATGGAGTTGATTCAGTTCAAGTCTATCAATGGTCGCAAGTTGCCGAATCTAAAATACGTCTGGACTGCTATCAATCCTGATGACGATGATGACTTCAACTATGACACTGAGCAACTAGACCCTGCACAAGCAGACCGGTTTCAGATGCAGATCGAAGTTCCTTACAAGGTATCGGCATCGTACTTTTCCAAGAAGTATCCCGGTGGAGATGGTGCTTCCGCAGTTCAGTGGTGGAACACACTAACCAGCAAACAAAAGAACAGTCTATCGCCACGCCGACTTGACTATGCGATGGATGCGTTTGTAAACTGTTCCGCAAATAAGTCTTTGCTTAAAACAATCTTCCCTAGCAACATCAATGTTGCAGACTTCCTCAACGTAATGACTGCTGGTTCTCTCAAACAAAGAATCATTGCCGCACACCGAAGTGGAGATGATGATTTGATGGAATCGCTTGTCAATGGTTCAGAAACAAAAGCAGTTGTTGACAACCTAGAAGGCATTTGTGATCAAGATGTAAATGTATTCCACAGTGTTGCTCATTCTGCGACTGATGAAACACTAGTGAGAATCGTGCGGGATTATGCGCCTATTACACGCGATGTTATGAAAAAGTGTAGCGACTATGATGAACGTCTAAGAGGTCTGCTTTCGCTTGAATCTCTTGATGATACTGTTCGCACACAAATCGAAGTGCTGCTTGACAGTGATGAAGGCAACGTTAAGACTTGTGATACACCTGATGATTTCTGGTCAGGATCAACATGGGGCGGAGGCGCGGATGAGTGAAGTCACACATGAAGATCGTCAGATAGTCATGCAAGACTTTCAATCTATCTGTCTATCGTTGGAAAATCTCAATGGTGTGTTTGCTCAGTTCTATGAATTGGGCAGACCAACAGTGACTTATGATGTAGACACTGCTGCTGTATCATTCAACAAAGAAGGTGCATGTATTGACTTTTTGATCAACCCTGCATTCTGGCGACTTCTAAACTTTGACACTAAGCTGTTCTTGATTTGTCATGAATGCTTACATGTTATCCTTGATCATGGTAAGCGGTCATCAAAATCAAACTTCGACAAAGACACAACTGGTATGGAACGACAGTTGACCAACATTGCTATGGATGTTGTGATCAACGAAACCATCGTAGGACATTTTGGTATCAGACGCGATTCGCTAAACTTCGGCGAAGCGTTTGACATTCAACATCCCGAAGGCAGTGGGTTAGACGATGACCATCCAGCACAAGCACTAAGTGAAATCAAGCATGGTGCATTCTTGGATACTGTGTTTCATAAAATCAAACCGGACATCGAACCAAAGAAATCGTATGAGTATTACAACGATGTGTTGATCAAGTACTTCAAAGAAGAAATCAGTGAAGCAAAAGATCAACAACAAGCAATGCGTGAAATAGCAGATGCTTTGTCCAAGATGAGCAAGGATGATCATGAAAAACTCGCTGAGTCTATGGGTGAAGGTTCGGACAAAGACATGAAATCTGTTGTCGGTGAAATCATGGAGAATGCTGACAGGAAAGACTTGGATGACCTGAGTGATGCCTTGACTGAAAACTTCGGTAAAGGTAATCCCGGCGATCCATTGATTGCTGGTTCTTTGGAGCGAGTCATTCAACAAGACTATCGCAAGGTGAAAAAACTCAAGCGATGGCAAGACCTGTTTCGTCGGTTTGTTCACAAGACACAAGACAAGCAGAATGCTTTACAGTGGATTCATGCCGACCGCAGACGTAATCTGTTGCCTAGCAAGTATCTGTTACCATCAAAGAATCGTGCCAACGGTAAAGACAATCGATACTTGGTGTGGCTGTTCATTGATTCGTCTGGTTCATGTGAACACTTGAAAGAGCAGTTCTTCAAGGCAGCGTATTCACTAGACCCCAAGTATTTCAATGTTCGTTTGTTCTCACGAACTACTGAGGTCAAGGAATTAGATTACAAGAATCCTGTGGTCGCCGGTTATGGTTCTGATGACTATGGATGTATTGAACGGTACATTCAACAACAATTATCTAGTAGAAGTATTGACAAATACCCCGAGATTGTGATACACTTTACTGATGGATATGACTGTTCCGGTGTGATGGTTCAGCCAGAAAAACCGCTTAACTGGTTTTGGTTTCTGACTGATGAAATGTACACCGACTGGATTCCTAAAAAGTGTATCGAACACAATCGCGTCTTTAAGTTATCGGAGTTTGAGTCTTGAACATTTTTTGCGTTGACAACGATCCTACTGTTTCTGCTACTCAACTATGTGATAAGCATGTAGTCAAGATGGTAACCGAAACTAGCCAGATGCTTGTCTCTGCTTTGCGTAGATACAACTGCCCTGAGCATCATCTTCCGTTGACTAAAGCAGGAACAGTATCGAAAGGTGGATACCATCATCATCCGTCTACTAGATGGGCTGGTGATTCATCTGCAAACTTTCAGTGGTTGTTGATGCATGGCAAAGCGTTGTGCCGAGAATACACCAAGCGATACAAACGCGAACATTTTTGCGAAGCGGGTATTCATAAGATGGAACGGTATTGGGTGAGGTATATTCCGTTCGGTGTGAAGACTGCCTTTGCGATTGCAATTTCAGAAGACATGAAATGTAGACAAGTTTCTCACTTCAACACACTTAGCCCCGTTGTTCAGTATCGTCTGTATTACAAACTCGACAAATCAAACATTGCGAAGTGGATCAAGCGACCAGAATCAAAACCCGACTGGTATGATTTGCCTGTTAAAGAAATCATCAAAGGATAAAAGTTATGAATAGAACCAGTGCGCAAGAGACAAGTAAAAACTCTCGTAAAAAATCGCTGGAGCAGTGGAAAGCAAAGAAGATCAACAAGATCATAGACAAGCTGGATAGAGCGATATATGTTGCCTCACACAGAGGAGAGTATTCTACTAGCAAGTTGATCAACTTTCCAAGACAGTGCAGATCAGAAGCAATAGAATGTGTTGAAGAGGTATTCAAAAATCGTGGGTTTGATGTTAAGTTTAGCCCAACCATTCGACCGACAACATGGGTCATGATACACTGGTCGGATCATGAATAATAAAAAACCCCGGTCGTTAAACCGGGGTTTTTCTTTGAGTCTAACTTAACCTAAACTTAGCTTAGGTTGTCAACGATGGTGAATCGGTAGTACTTGTTAGCACTAGGGACCAACTCGCCGGTGCCTGCGGTTGCGTTAGCAAACGGGTTGCTGACAAGACCGTAACGGGTCTTGAATGCAATCTTCGGCTGGAAGGTGTTCTCACCAACTGCACGAACCATTTGAAGCGGAACGTATGGGCAGTAGAACATACCAGCATCACGCTCGTCAGAACCCTTGTAACCAGCACAGTAGAAGTCAGTGGTTGACGATGCTGAGAAGTATGGGTCAACGATTACACGAACATTGCCGTGTAGGTTGCCAACATAGGTAGCACCGGTGTCATCACCGAGTTCGTTGGTCTGGAATGCAGGTGCGTAGTCAAGAACGCCTGCAAGGTGTAGAGCAGCAGCAACGTCAGACGAAGTGACGATGAAGTTACCCTTACCACGACGGGTATCCTTAGCGATGTCGTTCAGGTCACGCTGGATGTTGAAGACAAGACCCTTCCAACGCTCTACCGACCAACGACCGTTGGTGTCTTGGTCGAGGTCAACAGTACCGGTTGAGGTAACGCCAACCTGCGCACCCGGCTTAGCGATGGTGTACATCTTACGGACTACTTCGCGGTTGATTTCAGCTAGGATTTCTTGGGTAAGAATGTTCGCTAGCTCTGTCTCTGCGTCAAGACCGTGAACAGCCTTCAAGTCTTGTGCGAGTTCAGTTGTGTACTCTGCCTTTAGAGCGCGGCTCTTAGCAGTTACAGTAACCTTCTCGATGCTGAATGCCATCTCGTTGAAGTCCTGAGTAGCACCGGTTGAACCGAGTGCTTCTGCACGTGCAATGCTCATACCGTCACCAGTGGTGTATGCACCATTGGTTGGGTCTGAACCAGCGTGTGTACCGGATGAAGACGATGAAGTTTCGTCTTGGAAACCGGAGAAGTCGGTGTCAGCTTCGTTGTGGAGAGCTTCAGTACCGCCTTGTGATGCATAGTTTGAACGCATTGCGAAGATCAAGCCGGTAGGACCGGTCATTGCTTGAACACCGCAGATGTCGTATGCAAGTAGGTTAGGAACCGAACGTCGAAGCATCGACATAAGAATCGGATCGTAACCAGCAACTGCCGAACCGTCAGAAGCGTTTGCACCAAGTGCGCCGCCTGCTGCGTTGACAGGTGTTTCGAAGAGGCTAGTTGCACGTGATGCAGCTAGTTCTCTTTGAGTGTTTTCAAGAACAGCAGCGGTAACGCGCTTACGTGTTGCTGCATTCTTGCCTTCGATTGGTGCGAATTCCTTGTTTTCAAGGATTGGCGACCATTTGCTATAAAGACCTTCTGAAACCATTTCCATTTTATTATCTCCTAAATTCAGGGAAACGTGTGTTAGTAAGTAAAGTTAGTTATTGCGACCAAAACGTGATGTCATTGCCTTAGCAAGATCATTTACGTATGAGTCTGATGATACTGGTGTGTCTGAAACTTCTTCGGTGATTTCACCTTGACCTTCAGCGATCATTTCTTCTGAAAGAACCTTGTCTGAAGATTCTTCGGATGATGCTGGTTGGTAGTGTTCAACGAAAGTTTCGATCTTTGATTCTAGTTCTTCAACGGAATCGTATGATGCGTTTTCGACTAGAGAAACAATCTTTGCCTTGTCAGAAGCAGTCATGTCTGCACATGCTTCGTCGAGTAGACGCTGCTTGTAAAGCTCTTGGGTTGCTTCTTTGAGTTCAAGGATGGTGCTGATTGATGCGTCAAGCTGTTGCTTGAGTTCGTTGTTTTCTGAAACAGTTGTTTCTAGAACGTCTTCCTGATCAGCAGGGATTTCTAGGTTGTGCTGTTCCATAAGACCACGAAGACCTGAGAAGAACGACTCAGCGATTTCTGCCTTGATGCCGTTGTCAACTGCAAGTTGGTTCTCAGACATCCACTCGCTACCAGCGTAGTCTAGGTATGAGTCTAGCTTACCGGTTAGGTCTTCGCGTACTGCGTCAACTTCTTCTTGAAGTTGTGCGTTGTAGAGTTCGTTCAAGCGAACCTTTTCTTCGTTGATGCTTTGTGCGAAGCGTGCTTCAAGAAGTGAGGTTGCCTTGTTCTTGAATTCTTCCGAAAGATCAGCTTCAGCACCGAGAAGTTCGTTGACTTCTTCGGAAAGATCAACTTCGTTTTCAACAAGCTGATCACCAGCGATTGCTGCTAGAACAGAATCAAGACGCTCAGAAAGAGTATCTTTGTCAAGTGCTAGAAGTGATTCGTATGCCTTGGTTACCATCTTTGCCTTGGACGCATCCTTCATTGGCTCAGCGTTATCCTTGTCGGCAGGACGCTTAGACTTTGCGCTCTTATCGTCTGCCTTGAACGGACCTGAATCCTCATCGCCCTTAACAACTGGCTCACCAAGGTCTTCAACCTTGTCTGCGTGTTCGCCCTTAGCGGCAACCGGCTTTTTCATGGCATCAGCTTTTGCTGCTTTTGCAGTTTGCTGATCCTTGTTGAGCTTGGTTCCACCCTCGCCTTGATTTTCCATTTCGTTTAGCATATCCATGTTACTGTTCTCCGGTTTACGGGTTTCTAGAGTGTATTTATACAATTTTATTCTTTGAGAATAAAAATTTGTGAATTATTAGAATGTCTTCTTAATAAAGTCTGCGAATGCTGCTTTCTTAACTTCATCCAGCTTGCGTGCTGGTGATTCTTTGATTGCCTTCTGTGCGGCTTCGATGTGACGCTCGACATAGCGACCATCAACATACAACCATTCAACACCCTCAAGGATGCCATCAACAAAGCAGTCTGGACCCGATGGGTCGGTTACAATGTCTGCTGCTGTTGCTAGGGTGAAGTCGTTACCAACTTCCATGATGCCATCATGACGTTCTTTTAGTGTTCCCATACCACGGGATGAAACGCCAAGTTTTACACCACCTTCAAGTAGACCTTTTACAATGTTGCCACATGGGGTGTCTAGGATTTTTGCCTTGCCGACATAGTTGGTTCCGCTTTCACGTAGATCGGTGATCAGGTGAGAAACACGGTCAGGATTGATTTGGCAAGACTGTGGGTGTGTTAGTTCCCCCATTGCTCGACCGGTCTTGATGTATTTATCATTGTAATTACGTACAGCATTTTCCATAACTGCCTTTGGATAGACACGACCGTTATGGTTCTTGAGTTCGGACTGTAGGAAGATACCCTCGATTGAGTATTCTTTCTTACCGTTCTTCTCTTCAGTGATAATCTGTACTTCTTGTTTTTGTTCAGTGATTAGCTTCAATGTCTTATCCTCGCTGTTTGCGTCGTGCTGCTAGTTGGGCAGCTTTTGCCTTGAGTGCTGCGATCTTCGCGTCACTTGATGCTAGGTCGGCAGATGTTTGTTTTGCCAACTTTGCTCTTGCTCTGTCTGCTGCTGATTTGAAATTATCCATAGACGATTGTGCTTTTTTCAGGCTATCTTTTGCCTTCTTTAGTCTGTCGTTTGCCTTGGTTTGTCTTTGTTTTGCACGACGGACATCAGTAGCATCTGCTTCTTCAATGCTCGATTCTTCAACCTTTGCACCAGCACGCCATTGGCGACATGACCAGTAGCCCGCTGTTGTCTTGTCTTTTTTATCTGCACAGTTATGACGAGCGCGGAAGTTCTTACGACGCTCCGGATCATCCCGCTTGATTTCCATGTTCGGATCGCCGAAGTTCACCTTGACGATGTTGCCCTTTGCGTTCTTTACATAGACAGAAAACTTTTTAGGACCGCCCGGTGTGCGGAATGGTTTGTTGAGCGGCTTGTCTGCTTTCTTCTCTTCTTTGATCGGTTCAAGACCATATTCTTTACGCTTCACGTTGAATGCTTTGATTGCTTTCTTACGTGCTGCTGAACCGGGTAGTCCCGTGGTCATTGCTTTTCGTGCTAGTTTAAGAAACTCTGCATCATTAGTCCAGTCTTTGCCTTCTTCTTTCAGCTTGGTCTTGACCATGTTTGGCTTATCGCCTTTAGGGTTGCTCTTGTCACGCGATTCGGCGTCTCTTTTTCTGCTCACGGCTGATTTCTTTTCTTTGCTTGACAATTTACCCGCAGATTTAGCAGGGCGACATTTAGGGTAGCCCTTACCATCAGCATCTTTTCTGCCGCATGATGGGTGCTTTCCGTCTTTATCTTTTCGGCTGATATCTACCCAATCTTGCTTAGCCCATTTACCTAAACCAGAATCTGAATACACACTTTTGTCATCCAGACCCTTCTTACCTTCGCTTACCTTTTCCCAACTGCCACCCTTTGATTTATACCACTTAGCTGCCCATGCGTTTGCGTATGCACTTGGGTATACATCAAACTTGGATTTAGCTTTGGCGATAGCTTTTTTCCATAGGGCAGGGTTGCTAGGACTGTTCTTCTCAGTCAGTTGAGTCTCTTCATGTAGGATACGCTTCATCTTTTTGATAGCGTCTTTCTCTGACATTTCACGACCAGCGATTGTTACTGTCTTTCTCTTTGTGTTGCGGAAAACAGAATGACCAGCACGCTCAAACTTAACAATCAGCTTGTCGATTGCATCACCTTTGCTCATACGATCTTGACGGTCTGCGGCGGCATTGAAGCTACCACTGCTGAAGTTGTTCCAGCTAGCAGATTCGTCTAGAAATTTATTCGCGTTGTTGATGGCTTGTGTTATTTTCATTCGTCTTCAACTTCTGCGTCTTGGACTGGTGAACCCTTAGTAGGCTTTTCTAGCTTGATGTTCTTTTCTTTTTCTTTAGCCTGAGCGATTGATGGCTTACCTTTTTCGCCCGGCTTTAGTGATGACTTGAAGTTAGCAAAGGATTTTGATGTATCTGCTTGTTGCTTTTCGTCTTCTTTGTCTTCAGCGTCTTTTTGCTTCTCATCATCTGCCTGCTGCTTTTCGTCTTCTGCTTCTTTCTTCTCTTCGTCTTTGTCTTTTTGCTCTTGCTCTTTCTCTTGCTCTTTCTTTGTGTCTTCTCGATCCTTTTCGACCTTCTTCTTCATTGGGTCTTCGTCGGCTTCAGAGAAAGAGTAGATGTACTCAACGTCTTCAACAAAGAACACATCTTCCAGAAATTTATTTAGCTCTTGTGCCGAGACTTGATAGCGAACAGTGGTGTCTTTGGTGACCTTGGCAATCTTGTCAAGACCATGCTTCTCTACTTGCTGCATGAAGTAGTCAACAGCTTCTTTCTTATCACCGTCCATCTTCTTGTATGCACGTGTCTTTTTGTATGCATCTTCTGCTTCTTCAATACACTCTTCTGCAAAGAACACATCATAGTCAACAGAAGTTGCAATGCGAGAAAACCGGTCAAACGTCATTGCGTTTTCACCGGTAATCTGGTTTGATGGGATTGGTAGGAAGTCTTCGTATGCAAGAGTAACGCCTACACCTTCGTGCTTCTCACATAACCAGTTGATGAAATCATCATTGTCAATCTTTGATTCGAACATGATAGTAGTCGAGCCATCAGTCTCTGTGAAGAATGAATCGTTTTTAGAAATCTTGTAGTCACGTAGCTTGTCTGCAAACTCGTATGCAGGAATAGATTCATCAAACTTGACAGCAAACTCAACAGACTCTTTCTTTGCGAGCTTAGTAGCAGTAGCGTACATGACACTCTTAGCGTCATCGCCGTATTGCTTTTCGAAGTCGCCCTTGTTGCGTTTCATCGCTTTGACGATCTTCTCTTTTTTGCCTGCTTGTTGTTTGGTCAGTTTTGCCATAATTACTTTACCAGTTTGAATGCAATGCTTGCTAGTTGTTTAACGGATAGCTTTTCCATTTTTGCCTTGTTCGCATCACTGACTGCGTTGTAGACTTGCATGATGACGTTTGCTGTGGTTGCGTCAAGACCCTTTTCATGCTGGTGGTTTTTTGCAACACGACGGGCTAGATCGATAGCAGTTTCTTTTGCTTCTTTTACAAGAACAACGAATTCATTGTTGCCTTGCTTATGCACTTTGGATTTGACCTTTTTGGCATACTTTTCAGCTTCCGCTTTGTTATTGAAGAAGACCGGATATGGTTCCGCTTTCATCTTTCGACCGAAATAGTCACGACCTGTTGCTCTTGGCTTTTCTCCGTCCCAACGGTCTTTGACATCATACCCGGCATCGTCGTATCGAGCTTCTAGAATCTGCTTTAGTTCTGCTTTGAATTTAGAAACAGGCGCGTCCATTGTTGTGCTTGCTTTATATGTCTTGCCATTTTTTGTGACTTCAATTCGCTGAACCCAAGTGTTGTATCCCTTTGCCTTAACCGAACCATCAGGCGATGAATAATTCCACCACTTGTTCTTGTTAGCAAGACGTAGCTTATTCATTGCTGCAATATGCTCGTCTGTGGATTCGGTAATGCCTTGATTCTTAGCAAACTTCAACGCACCATCTGCTGATGGGTGTGTACCCAAGTCAAGAGTTTTACCATTGTCAAAGACATGGAACATCTTGTATCGGTCTTGTCCAGACTTAGGCGGTCGCTCGTATACTTCAAACGTACCGCCATCTTTTGCCTTGACAGACTTTACCTTCTTCATGCCCTTCATGCTTGATTCGGCAAGAACTTGTTCTGCTTTTCGTAGTGCTTGTTTTGGATTTGGCATTGTGTTTCTTTCTTATCCAGCAGGGCGACCCTTAGAAAAATCAACCTTACCCTTGATCGATGGACCGCGCTTTACACCTTTGTGCTTGCCATCATCTTCGTTCTCTTCATCTTTTGCACCAGCAGGGCGACCCTTATCCCATTGTACTTTACCCTTGATCGACGGTCCACGCTTTGCAGATTCTTCTACTTCTTCTTCGTCTTCTTCGTCTTCTTCTTCTACTTCTTCTTCGTCTTCCTGTGCTTCCTCGACTGACTTGCTAATCTTTTCACGACGGTTCTTTAGATACTCATCGCTTTCGTCTTCGTCGCCATCGTTGTCAACGTCACCGTCTTCTTTACCGACAGCATCAAGAGCTTCTTCTAGCTCTTTATCGTAGTCTTCGTCTTCCTCTTCTTCTTCTTCTTCTTCGTCACACTTGCGTGCTTCGTGGATACCAGAAGCTAGCTCTTCGCGGCGAGCATCGATAGAGTCTGCTGCTTTGCTTTTGAGTGCAGTATCAAGTGCTTCTGCAAAGTCGAGTGGTGAACCGTTTTCCACGGCATTCATAAGTTGGTCTACAATTTGTTCGTTGATGTTCATGGTAGTGTTCCTTTGTTAATACCTATCGTCTTCGTTTTGACTATAGAATGAGTCGTTCTTTTCGGCTTCAATCTGCTCACGCATTTGAAGGATTTCTGTATCGGTCATGCCTAGAATCTTTTTCTGCACGTATTGATGTGAGTAGTAGACCCCGACATATTCTTTGACATCGCCTACCGCACGTAGCTGTTCTTGTAGGATGTCAATCTCTTTTAGCTGTGTGAAGAATGAATCGTTCGCAAAGCTGAAGTTGATCTTTCCACGAATCTTCTGCCAGTCTGCCAAGGTGATGACTTTGGTTAGGACTAGCTGCACACGCAATGCTTGAAGAAACAGTTCAGCAAACTTGTTTCGTAGCACATCAACAAATCGTGCAAACTTAACTTCATCACGGGTAATCTCTGATGCTCTGCCCAATGACATACCGTTTTCAGGTTGCAATCGTGAGATTGGTACGTTGAGTGACTTGTATAGTTTCTCTTTGAAGTACTGTACGTCTTCGATGTCACCCAAGTTCTGACCGCCCGGTAGTGAGGTAACTTCTGTACCACGACCACCTTCTCTACGTGGAAACCAGAAGTCATCAGTAATGGTCATGTGCTTACCATCACTATCAATCGTTCCACTATCAGCATCGTAGATGAGCTTACGACGGTATTTATTCATCTGCTCACGCACGTATTGTGCTGCTTTGCTTGATGGCAACGCACCAACGTCGATGTAAAATACTCTTCGCTCAGGTGCGCGGGAGAAACGATAGATCACTAGCGAATCTTCCATCATCTTCAACTGGTTGAGTGGTCGAACTGCCTTGTGCAAGTGACCAACAACACGGTTTGACTTCGAATCAAAAAGACCAGAAGTAACATGCAGGACTGAATCTTTTGGTAGCATGATGTTACCAGTTGATGTTCCTGCCATTGCGGGCGATGCTGTCATGTTGACTGTTGCAGCACCGTTCTTCATTTGCAGAGACTGGTCGTATGTGTAGATAGATTCAATCTTCTTTGCATACTTGGCTTTTGTCTCTTTGTCTTCGTCTTCTTCAATCTTGGTTATCTTCTTCAAACGTCGCGGGTCAAGGCGGCGCATGTCAAGGATACCACGATCAGGATTATCTTTGTCAATACTAATGTGGTAGCAGATGCGACCATCTACATACCACCGCTTGAACAAATCATGACCGTCTGATGAGAAGTTAAGCAAATCTAGTACATCTTCGAATGCATCAGAAATTTTATTCTTAACATCATCACTGATCTTAACCATGCTAAGATCAATCGAAACTGGTTGACGGTCTTCGTTATAAACGATTGCCTCATTGCAAACATCGGTCACTGCGTCATCCACTTCTTGGTGGACAAGCATTGACCGATATCTGTTTATTAGCTGCCCTTCGTTTTCACGTGAAGCGTCGATTTCATAGGGCGTGCCAAATCTACCACCCGATATAACAACATCGGATTCTGCCATGACATCATCTTGCGCGGTAACCGGCTTGATGATCTTTTCATCTGCTTCTTGACTAGATGATTTTTTTAGTTCAAAACCAAAGAGCTTCATACGTTCTCCATCATAATATAAAAGTTACTAACTCACGGTTATTTAGCGGCTAGTTACGCCCGTGTGTGTCCAGTACTGATACTGAAGGGTCACAGGGAATTCTTCAATGGTGTCGCCTGATTCGTGTGATAGGTCAATTGCACCAACAGATTCGGGATAGCAACCGACGAAGTTGTATGTTTCTGCAACCTTACCCGAACGGTCGAGTTGCTTAACTGTCCAGTCTTGATAGTAGTCATCAAGAGATACAGCAGATTCGTTGGACGCAAGACCATTGACAATTTCACTCCATGCTTCGAATGCATTTCTTAGAGCAAAATCGTTTGTGTTGATTACAGTTAGTTCCCATGCTTCAAATGTACGGTCGCCCGCGATTTTTAGTTGGCGACCACGGTATGGTACTTCAATAGTACCAACTGTTGCCGCAGGGATCGATGCTGCCTTGATCAAAAACTTCATCTGGTCAACGTCAGCCCCGCCGCCCGGAAACGAACCAGTTACTTCAAAAAGGTTTGGTCGTGCGCCACCGTTACGTAGAGCTTGTTTAAAGTTATCAATTCTCATAGACATGTTTTTTGTCTCCTGTTAGTTTTATTTATACACCGATTTCGTTAAAGTCAATTCCAGATCGTGTTGCGATGAAGTTTAGTTGGATGAAGTTGATCGACTTGTTTGGCTTAACAAAAATGTCTGCCACAAATTCTTGTCGGTCGATTACATCGCCAGTGTTGTTTGTTTCATCACATACAACTCGGAAGTCAGTGATACCACTACGCGACTGAACATTGCGTAGGAATGGCTCGATCTGATTTACGAACTGTGATCGGGTAAACTCGTCATTGAATTCAAACAAGGTGAAGTTTGCTGCGGTAGCAATGCTCTTTTCCATGACGATGAACAAGCGACGAACATTGATTCGGTCGAATGCAGATGGTCGGGCAAGAAGAGTCTTATCACCAAGAAGAACAGTGCCTTGACCCGGTTGTTGAACAACAGGGTTTACACCACGCTTGTAAAGCTCGTCACGTGCTGCCTTGTTTGGGTTGTATGCCAGTTTGGTAACGTTCTTCAGTTGACCACGGTTGTAACCTGCTGGTGAGAACCAAGGGTCTTTATCGAAGTCGGTTCTTGCACAAAGACCAGCGATGTCACCGTTGAGCGGAACCCATCGGAAAGTATCGTTGTAGCGGTCATATGTGTACTTCCAACCAGAGTCAAGAATTGCGTATGACGATGACTTGTTTAGGTCGGTGTCTGCGAATGCTTGAACTGCGGTTAGCTGAGCGGAAGCATCGCCAACATTGTCAACAACATCTGATTGTAGCGGGGAGATGAAGGCTACACAATCCTTACGAACTTCTGCGATATTATCGATAACATATGATGCAGTTGTGGTAGGCGCAGGACCGGTGATGCACAATGAGATGTCGGTTGTCTGCGAATCTGCAAACAATTCCCAACCATTGTTTAGATCGTCTGCCTGAACAACATTGTCGTTAGTACCACCGGACATTGATGCACCATACTCGCCACCATCAAGAACAGCGAATGTGTTGCCAGCGTCACGGATTGCTGCTACGGTTAGACCCCAATCAACACCAGCATCGCCAGCAGATGATGAGGATACACCGTCACCACCCCAACCGGGGTGACCCAACCACCAGATGTATTGTGACTGGTTGTTGATTACGTCAACATAGTAGTTCGATGAACCGTCTGCCTTCTTAGCATCGATTGCCTTGGAAACGAAAGCAAACTTCTCAAGGATAGTACCCTGAGTACCAGTCCATGCACCATCTTCATCGATGACTGCGATGTGAATTTCATCATTGATGCCTGCTGCACCAAGACCAGTTGCGTAGGTTGATGTTGCTGGAAGAGCATCAAACTCGTCTTCGATGCTGGTTGCGTTACCAACATCTACACCTGATGCTGATGCGTCAATGATAGCGATTGCGAGTGAGTTGCCAAGCTCGCCGGGATACTTAGCAGCAAACTTCGCGTCTGCGTATGCTGACTTAACAGTGTCATAGTGGTCAGCGTTCTTGATCTGTAGACCAAGTGCTTCGCCAGCAGATGACGATGATGTGAGTGCGGTTGCTTCAGCGTATGCGTTTGATGCCGACTGATCGACAACACGAACAACCTGTAGGTTACCGCCGTATGCAAGGAATGATGCGGCAGAGAAGAACGATTGTGCGGTGTCGCTGTCAGGTTCACCGAACTTGCTGACAAGCTCGTTTTCGCTAGAGATGAGAGTGACTTCATCTACCGGTCCCCATACAAAAGGACCGACATATGCGGCGGGGGTAGAAGATACCGCTGGAACGATTGTTGACAAATCCTTCTCAGTTACGGTAACTGCGGGTGAGAGACTAAATACCATTTGTTATTTCTCCATTTATGTGAAGTTTGAATTCTATGCTTATTTAGTATTATCTATGCGGCAAGAATTGATTATTATATGCGTTCCCATCCACCGGGCATATCATCATCCAAGTCTCGTCCGTCATCAATGAATCCGAACGGAACAAGATCGGCTTCGATTGCCTTGATCTTGTCTGCGTATAGCTCTTCGCGGATGTTGATATCAAGCAATTCTCTGAAGTATGGTTGTTGGGTCAGCCAACCAAACAATACAAGTGTCATAGTCAAATCGTCGTGGTGTCCAACTTCTGCCTGATACTTACCTTTATAGAACACAAAAGTTGTAAGTTCTGATATGATATCGTGCGATTCTACGATTAATTTATTCTCTTCGATTAGTGTTTTGAGTGTCGAGCAACCGATCCGACGAAGTGGTGAAGTGGTCTTTACACCAAGTTTGCCGCCCTGACCACCAAAACCGGATGAGATGGTTTGTCCTTTTCGACCACCGGATGTGGATAGTAATATATTCTCATACTCAAACTCGCCATGAAGCACATCGGCTACCTGTTTACCAATCGAGTTGGTTTCAATTAGTATATATGCTTCGTTGTACTCGGTTGCTAGCTTGAATATGACATCGGGAAATAGTAGTGTGGAGATTTTATTGTTTCTGTAGATAGCGGCGATGCGATATCCTTCATCTCCCGTGATGTCAAAGATTGTCATAGTAGAAAAGTCGCCCCCAACACCTTCAGCAACATCACATACCCCTACATATACACCATTTTGTTTGGGTTTGTGGAATACCTGTACACCATCACGCTCAAAGATAGGAACGATATGACCCATTTGTTTGAGTTTCCATGTTGCAATCAGTGTGTTTGCTGAACCAAGGAATGATAGAGCATGTTCCTGTGCAAAATCCTGCTCGGATGTATTGGCAATTGTTTCTTCTCTCCACTTTTCATCACGACCGGGAACCTGTTCCCATGATACTTTGTGGGTAACGAATGCCGATCTTCCTGCTTCAGCATCTGTCCAAATCTTGTGGAAGTGGTTCATACCGTTCGGTGTAGAAATCAGTGTTAGTTTGGTTTCTTTACCGGATGAAATGGTAGGATAGGTTGACTTGTAGAATTCATCCCACACATTAGGGGGAATAAACGCGACTTCATCAATGAATACGTATGAGAATGAATAACCACGAATTGAGCTTGAGCTTGTAGAAGCTGCTAGTACTCTCGATCCGTTTTCTAGCTCAAACGAACCTTTGTTCCAGTTGACTGCCCCTTGTTGCATAAACTTCGGTAGGTGCTGATATGCAAGCTGGACACGCGACAGGATTTCTACCGCAGTGTCTTTCTTGTTTGCTAGGATACCAACCGTCTTGCTCTGGTTGAACAGGATGTAGTGTAGGATGTATGCGGCAACCGTTGTAGATTTACCAGTCTGACGAGATTGCATAGCTACTACAAATCGATTGTCGTGTAGTTTTGAAATTAATTCTTTCTGATAGTCGTATGGTTTGTATGAAACAAGCCCGTGGTCAACGTGGACGATCTTACAGAATGTTTCAGCAAAGTAGACTGGATCGTTCTTGCACTTTAGGTACTCAGCAACTTCTTCTTTTGTCCAGTCATGCTGCTCGCCCGCTGGTTTTAGAAGCGGGTTACCCATATAGCTAGATGTGTCTGTCATTTTTTACCACCACCCATTTCTTCAAGCATCTTCTGCAATTCAGCAGTTGACCCTACGAAGATAGAGTTGTTGGTGACATTGGAAGAGTTTTCTGTAGATGCTTCTTCTGTTTTCTTGCCCTTGTCACGCTTTGCATTCTTCTTATCTTCAAGGTCTTGCGTGTCGTGATGCAGTTCCATTAGCTGCTTGGAGTTGTCTGCAAGCGTTTTGATTAGCTGTGCCACAACTTCATATGCTCTTGGATGTTCGGATTCTTGTGCCACTTGTAGGATGCCTTCAAGAGCTTCCTGTCCAGTCTCGGCTAGTTGATGTAGCCGACCACGGACCATTGCATAGTCTTTCTTGGCATCACGAATTGATTCTTCTTCAGGGACAATCGTGATTTCTTCTGATGTGTTGTTGTTATCAACCGGAGCATCATTGAAGAGTTGTGGTTCTGGTAGAGTCTTTCGTTTCACTACCGCTGTTTTCTCTTCTGGTACTACGATTTTATTGTCAACGCCTAGTGCGTCACTAAGAGGATCATGATATTTACTATTTTCGCCCATGATGATTATCCGCTGCTAGACGAAGACGAGTAATAGTCATACTCGGTGATCGTCGTGTTGTATGTTGTCGGATCGTCTGCGTCATACTCAACGCCCGCAACTGTTTCTGATCTGATGTCTGCAACCTTGTTCGGATTGTCTTCAGGCATCTTATCGTATAGGTTGATGAGAGTATCAAGGATAACACCGGTATCGCTGACTGATGAGTAGATGTAACCCTTCAACTCAAAGTTTAGTGTCCATGTAATCAAGCCAAGAGAATCAAACCCATCGAGTCTGTTCGATTCTTTGCTCACATCCTTGAGTGTTACTGAGATATCGGTGTCGATATTCAGATCATCCATGTCATTGATTGTAACCGATACGTCAGGTTTGAAGTATGGTAGAATCTGTTCAAGGATTTGCAGCGAGTCGTTCATCGTCTTTGTTGCGATGGATAGCTCAAAGTCATAGATGTATGATACACGACGGTATGATCGCTTACGTTCTGTGTATCGGTTTGCTGTAGAAGACGATGATGAGTCTAGAACAGGAACATCATATACGTGTTTTGTTGTTGCTACACCCGCGCGTTGCGAGTCGTATCTCATACCGGTAAAGTCAACGCCCATACGGGGTAAAAGACGAGAGACATTCGGTGGTTTTTCTGTTAGCTCTTGACGGATAGCATGATACCACTTTGCCTTGTCTGATACGGTAATAGGCACTTTGATAGTAGAATCAACAACGCCATCGTCCATGCGTTCGATTGAGATATCGTTGAATAGTGTGGTGAATGCCACGACCATCTTACGGATTGACTGATGATAGAATGGTTGGTTAGTAAGCATTTACTTTTTCCACGGTGTTTGGCTTTTTCCATCGAACTTGTCTATCCATCGCCGGACTACTTTCGCGGTTACATCATACTCTCTTGCTGCTGCCCTGACCGATTCGAACACACGACCATCGACAATACACGTTGTGTCTCTTTTGATGGACATTCCATTATTTCGCTGTAACCAGTAGGTGATGGTATTTGGATCAACACTATAATGTCTTGCTGCCGCGCTCTTTGATGGGAACTCTACACCATCAATCTTACATTTATGTCTATGCTTCATTTCACTTTTTCCGATACCAGCCCATTTCTTTGCGGTGGTTATACATACACCATAGTGTTTAGCTGCGTTGGCATAACTACTAAACTCTATTTCATCAATCCGACAAGGTATGCTTTGGGCGAATGCTCTGGATTCTTTCATCTTCGCATACCGTGACGATGTTATGTATGTTCGATCTTGATCACTACTGGATCGGCTCATACAGAAGAAGGCATTGTGTAAAGATTTATTCTGTGGATAAATCTTGGTTAGTAGTAGGTGTGCGATGTAGTGTGCCTTCGCTGGAAGATCAACAAGATTGTCTTCGCTATCGTCGCCGCCCATACATCTCGGTATGATGTGGTGACGCTCGGTGTATCCATTGTATAGGTTGTTGCTATAGTGTTCTATCAGGTTGTTGTATCGGGTCTGGTAAATAGTAGTCATTGTTAGTCTCCACTACTATTTATAAAAGGATCGACCTCGATCCCTTACATTTTTAGTGATTTCTACATTTTTTTAGTAGTTGCCGAACACATCCTTTTCATCAAAATTGATAAGCCCACTACCACGATCATCTGTTCCGCTATCATCAAACCCATCAGTGACTGTACCATCTGCTTCTGTTTCGATTGCGTCGTTATCAGCAAAGGTTTCAGTAGCATCGCCATTGGTGTATTGGTCTTCGATTGAGTCGATGTCTTGGATGCCTGTATCGAGTGTTTCGTGTGAGTATGCGAACTTTTCTACTTCTAATTTATATGTATATCGTGTGCCTACCTGATAGAACGGCTCTTCTTTTTTCACGTGCTTGATCTCAAACAGAGAGCTAGTCTGTGGGTAGTAAAGAAGATCGCCTTCTTGTGGGTCTTTCATGGTAGAGAATTGCGATACCACTTCTTCGGCAAATCTTTTCTTCGACACAACAAGTGTAGCTGAGTTAGGAACAAGCAAACCAAACTTGGATAGGATGTGTCCCTCGCCTTCCCATCCCTCAAATGTATCTAGGTACATTTCGATGAGAACGGCAGAGTTGAAGTTTGATACTTGATCTTCACCAAAGAGATAGTCTACGTCTACTTCTGTACGGGGAATGTAATAGATGTTCAGACCGTGAATCTGAATTGCTTCATCAACGAGACACTGAACTAATTCCTGTTCATGTGTATCGCCAAACTCTACATGGTCGAAGTATCTGTTTACTGTCATTTAATACAGTCCTGTTAAAATATCTGGCGTGGTGTCTATAAGCTCTCGAAACCCGCGCGATGCTTTTTTGAGTTTGGCAATACCATCGGTGTATGGTGTGGTATCAACCGCAACTTCTAATTTACGACCGCGACGATATCGGATAATGCCCGACATATACTTAGCACCGTAGCCGTTAGGTTGCCCGATTCCGTAATGGATTGCCATGTATGCGTCCCATACAAATACAGTCGAGTCATCGTCGGTCAGTAGAAATTTTGCTTTCTTCTGCCGTGTCTTTTCGAAGAATCGCATAATCTCATTCGCACTGGTTGGATTGACCAGACCACGTAAAGAACTCATCTCGCCCCGTCCACCTGCAATTTTATATGAAATCGTTTCAGGTTTCTCTAAAATGTATTGTTTGAACGGCTTCATGCTTAGCCCATCTCAAAGAACGGTAGCGGTTCTTGTGATCGCATCTCTTCGCGGAGTCGTGTAAGGTTTTCTTGTGCCAACGACCGGATGGCATCAGCATTCATGGTAACACCACCGGGCAGCGAGATGTTGTCATACTTACTTAGGTTCTGCGCCCACTGCTCACGAATCAATTCTGTCACATACTGTTTCAGGAAGATGTCATTGTAAACATCGGTGTATGTGTCGGGGTCGAGCTTGCGATAGGTATCGAAGATGACGTATTGACCCTCAAGGATATCTTCACCCCATCGACCGTCGATATAAATTTTATTGGTGTGTCTGTTATATCGAATGGTTTCTGCTGGATTCAGAATCTTGTTGACCAGATTAATGTACTGCTTGGTCTGGTCGTAGTATTGCAGAAACGTATTTGAGAAGTAGTGAACATCAGACAAGCGTGCTTGGTAACGAACATCAAATAGGTTGTTTGCGTTTGAGTTGTCGTTTAGCTGAAACACACCGGTTACTGCGATGATGTCATCTTCGCCTGAGATGTCGATGTACTCATTAGTAATATCCGCAGCAGTTACTTCATGCTTGTAGTAGACTTGCTCAATAGCATCAAAGTGATACTGGCTAAAGTATTGTAAAGCCTCATCGATCCGATCCTCTACCTGAGAATCAGCGACGTTTACCTTAATGGTTGGTTCGCCTAGCTTACGCAAGCACCATTGCTTTAGGGTTTCTCTGCTTGTTGGAATTGCCATATGTTACACCACGTTGCTAAAGGTTACACGAATCTGTGTTGCTGCTCCAATAGTGTCTGCTGTAACTCTTAGGTAACAAGGGGGGATGTTTAGGAATGAGCTATATGCAGTATTATCAACACCAGCACCGGCAGCTACGGCTACGGTATTAGATGTGATAATATCAGTTGCAGTTCCCCATGTGGTTCCACGATCATATGATGCTTCTAAAGTGATGCCTGCTCCGTTCCATACACCCTGTACAGAAACGAATAGTGGACCCCCATCATGACGAAATTCTTGCGAGCCGCCACTAGATGATGAAGATGTGGTTTGATCAAAACCTAAAATTGAAAATTCGTATTTGTCTGCCATTTTATTTTTCCTGTTTTCTCTGGTACTATTTATACAATTACGCGATTGATGGTAGAATTGATGAGCCTACGGCTGATGTAAACGACGATCCCGATCCAAGCGTCGAAATGTACCAATTGCCATCGGATTCGTATGCGTCAAGAAATTGTTCATCTGTTAGTGTTAGAAACATAGAGTCGGTGATGAGCATATAAATTATCCTTATCCGTAGTTCGGGAACGCTGAGAAGTCTGCCTCGGTCACGGTGTATCCAGTAGAGACACCAGCCTGTGCGTCGGTGGTCGCAATCATGGCGTTTAGGTCGGCAATGTTGTCGGACACCGGAGTTCCCGATCCTGCTCCGCCATACGTCCATACCGTGACCAACACCAACTCGCCGTTGAC